GCGGGTATCACACAGTAACAAGAAACTTTTTCCTTGAATACCAAGCGAGGCAGGAGGCAGAAAATGCTGGCGAAAGTGAAGCAAGCGTTGAGAATTAAAACGGAAGCCTATAACGATGAACTTAATGGTCTCATCAGTGCGGCGTTGCTCGATCTTGGCGTAACAGATATTTCAGCTGAGGTTCTTACAACCAATGCTGATATGTTGGTAACGCAGGCGGTAATTACATACTGTAAGATGAACTTCGGTAACGTAGCACAGAATGATTACTACAAGTTCAAGAAGAGCTACGACGAGCAGAAGGCGCAGCTGTCTACCTGCACTGGGTACACAATCTGGATTGGGGATGATGAGTAATGTTTGATACGGTAATAACGTTGAAATCAGAACCCGTCATCACCCATGACGATTATGGGAATGAAGTTAAGACTACCACAGACCGTGAAATATTCGCACAACAGCGTGGAGTTTATGAGAGTGAGTTCTATAATGCGTCACAGGTTGGCCTGCATCCGTCAAAGACCTTCAGAGTTTCTAATACAGAGGATTATCAGGGCGAAAAGATTCTGGAGCACGAAGGAAAGCTGTATACTGTTGTTCGTGTCGATTGGGACGGCAACCGTGACATTGTTAACCTTGTGTGCGAGGAAAGAGCTGGGTTCAATGAAGAGCCTGAGCCTGGTGGGCAAGATGTCGAACCAGAAACTCCAGTCGAACCAGAAACTCCAGTAGAAGACCAAGAAATAAATCACATTATATGGAAAGATCACAGAGTTGGTGAAAAACTTGGAGAAAATTACATCTGTTTTGGTAAAAGTTTTTGCAATGAATATTTGTATTTGCAAGACAGCGGAGGGAATGAAGGATGACAATGTACCAAACACTGGCAACGCTTGGTAAACCGATTGCGTACGGGTACCATTCAAAACCGGTAACGGTTCCGTACCTTGTGCTGCTCGGTGCAGGTCAAGATCAATTCGAAGCCGACAACACCTATTATGTAACAGCTGATCGATATCGGCTTGAATATTATTTTAAGAAGAAAGACCCGGATTTTGAGGGGCAGATTGAAGCACTGCTGCTTTCAAACGGGCTCAAGTATGAAAAGTCAGAGGACATCTACATCGATTCCGAAGACGTATTTGAAATCTACTACACATTCTAAGGAGGCTATTAATGGCTAATAAAGTTATGTACGGCGTCTCCAATCTTCACATTGGCGAGTACATTGTTGGAACTGACGGATCGGTAACTCTGGGCACTCCGTATGCTATCCCGGGAACGGTGAAGATTAGCATGGACGCAGAGACAAACGAGAATAAGTTCTATGCGGACAATGTAACATACTGGTCGGGTTATTCCGATAACGGTTACAGTGGCGAGATTGAGAATGCGCTGTTTGATGACACATTCAAAACCACGTTTATGAATTACAGCCAGCTGGCCGACGGTGGAATTGCGCAGATTAAGGGTAAGCAGAATAAGAATGTATACTTTGCGTTCCAGGTAGAGGGCGATGACAAGGCCCGCAGGGGTATCTTCTACAACGTCTCTATCGGACAGATCAGCAGAGAATACAACACAACCGAAGATTCGATTGAACCTGCAACCGCGACGCTGCCGTTTACCGTAAATGGCGACAACAAGACTGGCGTAACTCGTGCGGCGTACACTGACGGTAGTGCCGTCTATACGACAATCTTTACCAACCCGCCGACACCGCACACAACCTAATTTTAACGACAATCCGGGGCCGGGAAACTCTCGCCCCGGAAACTCACTTTATTTTTAGTAAGGGAGGTAAACAATGATTAAGACTATCGAGTTTGAGGGCCAGAAAGTGGAGTTGAATACTTCCGCCGGATGGCTGTTTGTATATAGAAATAGATTCGGGCATGATATCTTCCCGGACCTGATGCCGATTATTGAGTCAATCGTTGGTGCTATTGCAACAATGCTTGAAAATGGTGAGGCGGAAGTTACACCTGACGGCATAAAGAACCTGATGAATGATGACACAATCACGGATGCCTTTATCAAGCTTGCCGGAATGGAAATTACGACTGTTTATCAGGTTTTGTGGGCGATGGCTTATAACGCGGATAAGAGCATTGGCGGCCCGGAAGACTTCTTTAACAGTTTTGAAAAGTTCCCGCTCGACGTCGTAATTCCAGAACTGTTTACTGCGATCGTAGAATCTTCGGTAAGCTCAAAAAACGGGGAAAGGCTCCTGAACGGACTGAAGAAGATTCGCAAATAGGACTTGATACAGTCTATATTGCAGGGGCCGAAAGAAAGCTTTCATATGACGCTATAATGTCAATGGAGATGGGTCAAATAGTCGATTACATCATTGAATACGATAAGGTTATGGACCCAGATCGAGAGCGGAAAGAGCGCGAAACCGTTCACAAGAGAGAGGCTACACAAGCTGATATTGACGCGTTATTGGGGTGATAAAGTGGCAAGAAACAAATGGACAGTAGATGAAAACCACACGATGGAAAGCGCTGTTAACGAGATTCTTGACGATTACAAGGAGGATCTTAATAAGGACAACGACAAGAACGTCGAGTCCGCAGGAAAGCGCGCCGCAAAACTCCTCAGAGAGCAATCGCCCAAAAGAACGGGCGCGTATGCAAGAAGTTGGACGTCAAAAACTGAAGGCAAGGGAAGCAACATACAAGCCACAATGTCAACCGTGTACAACAAGAATCATTATCAGTTAACGCACTTGCTGGAATTTGGACACGCAAATAAGAACGGCGGACGAACACCCGCACATCCGCATATCAAGAAAGTTGAAGAGCAAGTCATTGAAGAGTTTTATCAAGACGAAAAGAAAAGCGCAGAGGGTAAATAAACATGGCTGGAAACATCAAGGGAATCACAATTGAATTTTCGGGAAACACAACAAAGCTTCAAAAAGCACTGCGCGAAATGAACAAGGAAACGCGCAAGACGGATAAAGAATTGCGTGAAATCAACAAGGCACTGAAGTTTAACCCTGGTAACACGCAACTACTCGCACAGAAGCAGCAGGTTCTTGGTGAAAAGATTCAGCAAACAAAGACAAAGCTGGACGCACTAAAGGACGCACAAAGACGGTTCAATGAAACCCCCGGAGCGGATAAGCAATCAGCAGAGTACAGGCAGCTCGAAAGAGAGATCATAACAACTGAATCAAAACTGAAGCATTTTAATCAAGAACTTCAGAAGGTAAAGTATGAGAACATCACCAGGATGGGTGAGGCTTTCAAAACTGCTGGACAGAAGGCGCGAACTGCTGGCATGTACATATCGGCGGCAGCAGCAGCCAGTATAGTTGCCGGAAAGAAGTTGTTGGATCTTGCCAATGCACAAAATCAAGCAGAAGCACAGCTGGCAGAAGTTTATAAGTCGCGGCAGAAAGCTACGACTGAACAAACACAAGCAACAATTAAGCTTGCAGCGGCGATACAAAAAGAAGGCGTGTATGGTGATGAGGTAATCCTGTCTGGTGCAAAACAGCTTGCAACATACACCAGCACAACCGACGCCGTGGATAAGCTGCTTCCGTCTCTGACAAACCTGCTCGCACAAAACAAGGGCTTGAGTGCGTCGCAAGAGGACGCAGCGGCTATGGCGAACTTATTCGGTAAAGCGCTTATGGGACAAACTGGTGCGTTGAAGCGTGCAGGAATTTCCTTCACGGCTGCACAGGAAGAGGTCCTGAAGTACGGAACTGAGGAAGAAAAAGTTGCCATGCTGGCCGAGGTTGTGCATGATAATGTCGGCGACATGAACAAAGCACTAGCTGAAACTGATGCCGGAAAACTGCAGCAGGCAAAGAACACGCTGGGCGATTTTGGGGAAAGGCTTGGAAACACTTTGTTGCCGCACCTGGCGAATCTGGCGAAGTGGCTCGGTGAAAAGGTCCTCCCGGTCGTGGAAAAGATTATCACATGGATTGAGGCACACCCTGTTGTTGCAAAGGCAGTTATTGCAATCACGGCTCTGATGGCTGTTCTTGGACCGCTTCTGATGATTCTTGGCTCTTTGGCGTCGGCTATTGGTAGTATAATGGCTATAGCGCCGGCTCTTGGGGCAGCATTTACAGCGCTTCTCGGACCGGTTGGACTTGTAGTTGCGGCCATCGCTGCAGCAATCGCTATAGGTGTTGCGCTTTATAAGAATTGGGATAAGGTAAAGGCATTCCTCATTACCTGCTGGAACGGAATAAAGACAGCAGCAACGTTCATATTTGATGCTATTAAGGCATACTTCACAGGGCTGTTGAATTTCTACAAAACGATATTCACAACCGCATGGAAGGCAATTAAAACTGTAACCGTAACAGTTTGGAAGGCAATCGGAAACGCGATAACGGCACCGATCAGGACGGCGTACAACATAATTAAAGGTATTGTTGATAAGCTCAAAAAAATATTTAATTTCAAATGGTCGTTGCCGAAAATTAAACTCCCGCACTTCAAGATCAAGGGAAAGTTCGGGCTCAATCCTCCACAGGTGCCGCACTTCAGCATTGACTGGTACAAGAAAGGCGGTATCTTCAATAGTCCGTCCGTGATTGGTGTTGGTGAGGCTGGCCCTGAGGCGGTTATTCCGATTGACAGACTTCAGCAAATGATGAACAGCATGGCGGATAGCATTGTTAATGGCATTGCAATGAACAACATGGTACAGGGAGCCGCTGCTGGTGGTGAGATCACCATACAGAATTATCTGTTTAAGGGCGGCCCTGATCTTGGCGAGACTGTTGTTAAAACTTATGACCAGTACAAGAAAATCCTTGGATAGGGGGATACGATGATTGGAATTTTTAATACAATCACACTTAATGGAGAAGAGATATTCCGGGGCAATGATTTCACGTTGTCCCGTGAATATATCTATGCCGGAGAGTATGAAACATGCACAGGGAAGCGCGTTGGCGATATTGTTGGCTGGAGATATGCAGATTTGTCGCTTACCTGGGACAACATCCCACAGAGCCAATTACAAAAGATTCT